TGACTTTACAGCCATTCGCACAGTTGAAAATATAACTGAAGCTACCCTCAGCTTTCCATTGATGAAAGCGGAGTGCACTTTAGGCACGCGTGGTGAAACACAGCGACCTAACCAGTACATTTCGCCGCAAAAAACGGCTACCGTTTTGGAAATAACGGTTTTACTGCGATTAAGTGACCATCCAAAGGTCTCGATAGATGCCATATATGGCTCTAGTTCACCAAAGTAAACCAGATCATCTCCACATAACGCGTAGCGTTCAATTGACGCTCTCTTAACTGCATAATGATGCAGAACTGATGACAATTCGAAGCAACCTTTTAGACCCATTAACAGTTTACAGGGTGATAAAATCCTGCCATCTGGAAAAGTAATTGGTAGATTCATATAATAATCTATCAACGGTGATAGGCCTAATGAGCCGAGACCGAAAGCAATTGCCTCAGTGCTTGTATTATCAGTAAAAGCATCTAAGTCAGCACTTATAATATATCCATCCGCACTTGATTTGTTAGGTGCAGTCAACTTTTTGATAAAGTTATGGCCTTTAGTCTGGTTTGTCGAACAATCGTTTGGCAAGCTGTTTAAAACAGCACGACTGCGTGCATAGAGACCTGTACTATGTACAAAAGGTGTATTATAAGGTACGATAAGACGGAGCTTACCTGCTGCTTCGGTTATGACGTGGACTTTACCATAAGGTGGTGATTTGAAACCAAATAATGGTTCATAAACACCGTCTTTGATTCTGCTTTGCTTAAAAGTAAAACAGCCAATAAACCAACGAGGTAAAGCGATCGGCGCACGAAGCGCGGAAGGCTTTGTTGAGATACTGTCAAAGTCCACGACATTTGGTAATGAATCGAGATCAACATCAAAGCCCAAAAGTTCTTTTAGGCTTGGTTCATCGCCGAATAATGTTTGTTCACTAGACGACGAGGGTTCTTTATTATCAGAAACCTCACCTTTTGCTTTGACGTCGGGAGTTTTAGACTCTTGGACGGTGACCCGTTTTTCGAAATCGGTTAAACTCTTTTTAATCTGATTCACGGATGAAACTTTTATCATTTTCGCAAATGATAGAACTACCAGAACCCTCTGCGCGCGTTTAAAATCAACGCGTTTCGGAGATTTGAGCTTTGATAATCGCTCAAGTTCTGACCAATACCACGCAAATAATTTCGGATAAACCTTTCCGCTGGCTTGTTTCAGCTTGTTGATGGGAAATCCCGTGGTGTCACCACCTAAAAGCTTTAGACCGTAGGTTGGAAAGACCCTACAAGTGGAAAGGAAATCAACTCCATTATTGCGGAGACGATTTTCAACTACTTCGAGGTAGCACTTTCGTGCATCTCTTGGGCAAGGTACTTGTGACATAATGGTCCCAAGTACCGCGAGGAATACTTTAATCTCCTCGTCACTTAACTTACGTATAGAATTAGCTAGCTTTCGAGTTCTAGCTTCCTTTGTGGAATTTTCTTGTTCCATAGAGGTATCCTCCTTCTGTAAGGTTAATAATTTCGAAAAGTTATTAAA